CGCAGGTGGACTTGATTCAGGAACTCAAGGAATGTTAGACAGAGGCAAAAAAGCATTAGAAGGAAAAGACTTAAAAGCCATGTTGCGCGACTACGACAAAATGGAAACAAAGTGGCGTAAAAAACTAAACGCTAAACCGTATGATCCAGAAAACGAAGAATACGGCGATCCGCAAGATTTAGCACAGGCAGAGTTCCAACAAAAATACGGGGCTTCTCTTATGGATGTTGAAATGTACGGCGGAGCCTCTTAATAAATGCTGTCCATAATTGACGACACCATTGGAATTCTTTCTAGCATGGGTTTATCTAGCACCCGTGTAACTACCACTCCAGGATTTGCTGGTTTATCGGTGAGCCTCCCAAATGAGTCCCAAGCATTTTTTATCTGGAGCAAAATGGACGACAACGATTTTCATTTTAGAGTTGCTCGCTTCTGGCAGAACGAAAATCCATTTTCAATGTGGACTTGTCCTGACCTAATTGAGGCAATCGTAAAAACTAGGGTTTTAACGAATCAGTAAAAAAGGGTCTAAACGGGCGTGTGTTATTCTTGTCCATGTCAAGACCCGAGATTTGCTTTTCAGTCCATACTGATTAGGGAATCTCTTTTCGTTAGGAGTCACATTGGCTGGTCGCACTCGCAAAATGGTGAATCTTGCCATTGAGGAAACTAGCGGGGTGGATCACCCTGCTCATCTACATGAAGGTTGGCTGGTTATGAAATCAGCCGATGAATCTGAAATTCAGAGAGTCTTAGACGAAACGCTCACCGAGGAGGACTCCACCATGGAGGAAACAACAACCACGGCTACTGAGGCACAGGTCGAAAAGGCTGAAATGACAATGGAAGATGCGATGAAAAAGATCGCTGAACTCGAAGGCAAACTTTCAGAAATGGAAATGTCTAAAGAAACCATGCCAGAATCAGATAAGACCGAGGATGATGACAAAATGGAATACATGAAGTCTGCTCCTGAGTCAGTAGTCAAAATGATTGAAGATTTCAAAAAGCAAGCAGAAACCGCAACCGAAGAACTCCGCAAGGAGCGCGAAGCCAAGGCAGACGCAGACGCTATTGAAAAAGCAAAGGGTTACGCAAATCTTAACCTTGAAGCAGAAAAAATCGGACCAGCGCTTCGCCGTTTGTCTGCCGTTGATTCAGACTTAGCAAAATCAGTTGAGGACATTCTCTCCGCTGTAAATGCTCAAGCAGAATCCGCAAATATCTTTGCTGAGATCGGGAAATCAGCAGACTTCACTTCAGGCGATGCCTATGGTCGTATGACCTCTTTGGCTAAGTCGGCAGTTGAGGATGGAAGTGCTAAGACTTTCGAACAAGCGTTCGCAAGTGTTGCATCACAAAATCCTGAACTTTATGTCCAATACCGAAACGAGAAGGGTGCTAAATAAAAATGGCATACGAATTCAGTAATTACTCGGTAAAGGTCACACTTGTTGCAGGTGCCGATCTTTCCGCAAAGCAATACACATTCGTTAAGTTGGATTCATCAGGACAGGCAGTAGCAGCAGCAGCCGCAACTGACATTCCTGTAGGAGTCCTTCAGAACGCTCCAATCGCAGGACAAGAAGCCGAAGTGCTTATTGTTGGCGGTACAAAGATTGTTGCTGGTGCGGCAATCGCAGAAGGCGCACAAATTGGTACATCATCAGCAGGTAAGGCAGTTGCTTTAGTTGCGGGAACAGATACAACCAAGTATGTCGTTGGAACACTAATTACCGAATCTGCGGCTGATGCAAATGTTGTCACCGCCGTAATCAACTGTGCGAACCCGCACCGTGCGGCTTAAGGGGGATAACTAAAAATGCCACAGCCAAATATCAATAGCGTCCACATTGACGCAATTCTCACAAACATCTCGGTTGCTTATTTACAGAATCAAGATAACTTTATTGCTGACAAGGTATTCCCAGTAATCCCTGTTGATAATAAGTCAGATAAGTATTTCACTTACACCAAGAACGATTGGTTCCGTGACGAGGCTCAGCGCCGCGCCCCAGGAACTGAATCTGCTGGTGGCGGTTACAACCTATCAACTGGAACATACTCAGCAGATGTCTGGGCTTTCCACAAGGATGTAGACGATCAGACACTTGCTAACGCAGACTCACCAATCAACCCATTGCGCGAGGCAACAGAATTCGTTACTCGCCGTCTAATGCTTCGCCGTGAACTTCAGTTCGTATCTGATTTTTTCACAACAGGCGTATGGGCTGACGATGTAACTGGCGTTGCTGGCGCTCCATCATCAGGACAGACAAAGCAATGGAGTGATTACACTTCATCTGATCCAATCGCTGACATTGAAGCAGGTAAGGCAGAAATCCTTGGTAATACAGGTATGGAAGCCAACACACTTGTTCTTGGTTACGATGTATTCAAGGCTATTAAGAATCACCCAGACCTTGTTGATCGTATCAAATACACTTCAAGCCAGACAATCACAACAGACATGCTCGCGGCAATGTTCGACATTCCTCGCGTAATGGTTGCTAAGGCTGTTAAGGCTACAAACAACGAAGGTGCTTCCGAGGCTTACGGCTTTGCTTTTGGCAAGGGCGCACTTCTAACACATGTTGCTCCAAATCCAGGACTATTAACACCATCAGCGGGTTACACATTCGCTTGGACAGGTGTTTCAGGTGGTCTAGGACAGACAGTTGGAACTTCACAGTTCCGCAGGGAGTCAATCAAGTCAGACCGTATTGAAGCGGAAATGGCTTTTGATAACAAGGTAATCGGCGCAGACCTCGGTTACTTCTGGAACACAATCGTTGCTTAATTAAGTTGAGTGAGGGGGAGGGTCTGAAAAGGCTCTCCCCTTCTTTCTTAGAAAAGGAAAATTAAATGCCTCAAGTAAATCGTATTTCTCGCGGTGAAGTTTCAGTTGGCGGAATTATCGGCTCAACTGGCGAAATGGTGTATGGACTAGATTTTGGTACAGCATCAGTAGACCCTGCTTCAATCAACGCGACAACTCGCGGTTCAGTTACTTTCACTCTTACAGGTGCTAAGACAACTGACATCATTATTGTAAATCCACCAGCAGACCTAAATGATGATTTGATTTATTGTGGATCGGCTATCTCAGCGGCAGACACAGTTTCAATTTATCTTTACAATCCAACTGGTTCAGCAATCAACGACACAGCCCGTACATTTTCTTATGTATGGATTGACATGACTGCGTAATATGAAAGCACAAATCTTAAAAAATATGGTAGTTGATGGTCGCTTAGTTGAGGCTGGAACTATCCTTGATGTCAAGGGTTGGCGACACGCGAAGGCTTTAAACCGCAATCGCTATATCAAGATTCTTGACGAAGAAACCGTTAAGGCTCCAAAGGTTGAAACCCCAAAGGTTGAGCCAGTTGAGTCCGAAGAGGTAAAACCAAAGGCGAAGAAAGAGAAACTCGCCACCGAATAATCGGTAAGGGGCGATTCGGTAAAATGAGTCGCCCCTTTTTTACTAAGGAGAATTTATGTCATTAGCACACGAAAGAGTTTCAGTAGGCACAACTGCTACTAAAATTTCGTCTGACTATTCTGGAAAAGATGGTCAAACTATCTCTATTCAAAACCCATCTACAAGCGTTGTAGTTTATTTGGGTGGAGAAGGCGTAACTACTACAAGTTACGGCTACGCTTTAGGCGGAGTTACTGTTTCAGATATGTCTATTGATCTTCAAGACGGAGAAAAACTTTACGCGGTAGTTGCTTCAAGCACACAGACCGTGAATGTCTTGCGTCAAGGAGTTTAATCATGGCGTTGCCAGCCTCTCTTTCAACTTGTACCATTACAGGAACTTATGTTGATCTGCTTGGCAACCCTGTGCGCGGTTCTTTAATTTTCGAGCCACAAACAATTATTAAAGAAAAAACTTTAAATGTAATTATCATGCCAGTTCATATTAACAAAGAATTAGACGCTTCAGGTTCTTTTACGATTACTTTGCCAGTTACCAGCGATACTGATGTAACACCTCAACCTTTTATTTATATTCTTAGTGAGAGTTTTACAGGTGGGCGTACTTTTGAGATTGCCTTGCCTTTATCGGTTGCGGGTACCACCCAAAATCTTGCTGATCTACTTCCAGCCGTTACACAGGCTGAGTCTGCCTCATATATCACTACAGACCAATATCAGGCTCTCTTGACCCGCTACACCGCTGCTGAAGGGGTTCGTGTGATCTTGGTGGACGCTGAGGACTATGAAGCCAATGCTCAAGCGTATGCGGCGGCTACAACTGCGGCGGCTACGGAGTTAGAAAAATTTACAGTTCAATCTTTACTTTTGATGGGAGTCTGACATGGCTGAGCCGTATGTACCCATAGCAACTCACACTACTTATGCCGCTTTAGTAACTGAGTTAGAAGTATCAACAAATGAGGCTGCAACAAATACAGCCTTGTTAAACACAGCCCAGACTACGGCTTTGACTTCCAAGACAACGGCTGAAACTTTATTAGCCCAGAAGTTTAATTATATTTTCTTAGTAGGTGCCTGATGTCCCTAGCGCCAAGTTTAACCACGGTTACAATTACAGGAAATTATGTAGATTTTGAAGGTACCGCTATTGAGGGTCAAATTCGTTTCAGCATTGCTGAGGTTCTGCGTAACGGTACTGACGATCAAATGATTGCGCCCTCAAGCGTTGTTGTTCCTTTAGTTGCTGGTTCTTTCTCAGTAACAGTTCCCGCTACCAATGATCCCGATATTATCCCTAATCCTTTTGTTTACACTATTGAGGAATCTTTTGCTGGCGGGCGCTCTTACGAGATTTCAATTCCCTATACAACAAGTGGCTCGCTTGACCTAGCAGATATAAGCCCTGACCCAACTATTGATGTCACTTATGTCCAGTTAATTGACCAGACTACTTGGAGTTCGCTTCAAACAAATATTGACACTTTAGACACAAACATTAACCAGACGCTTGATGTTATTTTAGCCTCTGGTAAATATTGGTATATCCCTGCGGGTTACGCCTCTTACACAGCGCTCGATGCAGCCTTTGCTACCTACACCGCTTTAGCGGCTGGAAGTTATGGCTTAACTGGTGCTGATATTTCTGCTTTCGTGAGTTCAACCCAAGGCTATGCCTCAACAGCATCTTCTAGCGCGACTACAGCCCAAAATAACGCATCCGCTACAATAAACCCATTACTTCTTATCGGAGGATAAACGCATGGCAACTACTTACAAAGTGCTTGGGCAACTCGCGCCTTCAGCGACTACTGCTACCACTTTATACACCTGTCCATCTGCTACCCAGACTGTAATTTCAAGTCTTTTGGTGACAAATCGCGCCGCTACCTCTGGTACTTATCGCATTGCGATACGCCCGAACGGTGCGACTCTTTCAGCAGAACACTACATTGTTTATGACGCATCACTTGCGGCAAACTCAACAACCTCATACACAATCGGCGCAACTATAGACGCTTCAGATGTTATTACTGTCTATGCTTCAAGTGCCGACTTTTCCTTCAACGCATTTGGAAGCGAGATTGCATAATGGCGATTACAACTAATGGCGCTCCTGAAGTAACAGCCACTAACACAGTTACTCTGACAAACAAGACTCTTACTTCTCCAACAATCACCGATCCAACAATTACTGGTACAACTACCAATATCAATACAACTAATTTAGTTGTTGAGGATAAAAACATTGTTATCAACGATGTCGTTTCACCAAGCGATGTAAACGCTGACGGTGGCGGTATTTCTCTTAGTGGCACTACTACAAAGACTTTAAACTGGGTAGACGCAACTGACGCATGGACTTCATCTGAGCATTTAAATCTTGCTTCAGGTAAGTCTTATTATGTTAATGGAACTCTGCTTAAAGATGTTTCTGAAACACTTTCAAATAAATTATTTTCTGCTTCAACTGCTAACTCAACATTTGCTACCTTGTCAGGATTTACTACAACTGCTACAGCGGCAGGTACAACAACTCTCACAGTTGCTAGTTCTTCTTATCAACAGTTTACGGGTTCAACAACTCAAACAGTTCAACTTCCTGTAACTTCAACTTTAACAACTGGTCTTACTTATCATATTGTAAATAACAGCACAGGCGTTGTAACTGTAAACTCATCAGGTGCCAACTTAGTAGTTGCTATTCCTGCGGGAACTACAGCAATGTGTACCTGTATCAATACTGGTGTAACTGATGCTACTGGCTGGGAATTTGGTCTAACAGATTTCTCTACCTACACAGGTAGTGGTGCTGTAGTTATGGGAACAAGCCCAACTATCGCAACTCCAACTATTACAGACTCAACTGATAGTTACCCAACATTTAAGTCACCAACTGAAACAGCAAATATTGTTGCGGCGGCGGCTACTGGAACAATTAACATTGATGTTGAAACTTCAACTGTTTGGTACTATACCACAAACGCAAGTGCTAACCATACGCTTAACTTCCGCTACAACTCAGGAACATCTCTATCTTCTAAGTTAGCAGTTGGCGAAACAATTACAATCGTATGGATCACACCAAATGGCGCAACTGCTTATTATCCCAATGTAATCAACATTGATGGATCAGCAGTAACACCAAAGGTTCAAGGCGGAACTGCTATATCCGCAGGTAACGCTTCTGCTACTGATATTTATTCATTCACAATTATTAAGACAGCCGCTACCCCTACTTATTTGGTATTAGAAGCACAAACTAAGTTCGCATAAGGAGTTCAAAGTAATGTCACCTATTCTTGGCGCTCGCGGATCAGCAAACCCTAGAGGTTTTGGTTTTGGCGGAGTTTCGCTTGCTGTTGTAACTGGCGGAACAAAAACAACTGACGCTACTTATGTTTATCGAACATTTAATAATGGTGGAACTTTATCCGTTGCGGGCGCACCCTTAACTGCTGATGTTTTGCGAGTTGGCGGCGGCGGCGGCGGCGGCGGGTATCAAGGTGGCGGTGGCGGCGGCGGCGGAATTCAATATAGCGCCGCGTCTATTATGGCGGTTGGAAATTATATAGCGGCTATAGGTACTGGTGGTAATCGTGGCGGCAATGTTGAATACAATGGGCATTACAACGGTAGTGCTGGAAATGCAACTACTTTTACCAATTTTAATGCCGCAAATGGCGGTGGCTCTGGGGCTGGACCTGGCGCTAATGCTTCTGCTGGCGGATCAGGCGGCGGCGGAACTTACGATGCCGTAAACAGCGCTGTTAGAAATGGTGGCGGCGGCAACCAAGGCTCAGCAGGTGGCAACCCACAATCAAGTATTCAGCGAGCCGCTGGAGGCGGCGGCGCAGGTTCGGCTGGCGGAAGCATTACTGGCGCAAACGATAACGCTGGTACTGGAAATATGGGTAACGGTGGAAACGGTGCCGCTTATTTCGGTGTAACTTATGCTGGTGGCGGCGGCGGCGGCGCTTCAGGAAACGGAAGCAATAATTACCAAGGTTGGGGAAACGGCGGATCAGGCGGCGGAGGTCGAGCCTCAGTTGGTTTTGCTAGTAATACTTGGTATGGCGGCAACTACACAAATGGTGATCCAGGAACAGATGGAT